AATCCACTTATACCACTGAATCCACTTGTTCCACTGAAACCACTTATACCTGAACCACTAAAACCACTGGTACCAGATCTGCCACTGAATCCACTTCTACCACTAAATCCGCTTATACCTGATGCACCACTAACTCCAGATGGACCTTGTATCGGCCCAATATTACCCCAAGTGTCGTTTCCGTTACTTACTGCTCCATCACCTGCATTGTATCCACCACCTGAATTAATAACAATATAAAGTGTTCCTGCCGGAGCACCATTTGGTAAAAAAGTGTAATCTGGTACTGTACCTGCAAGTGTTACTGAGGTTCCATTTAATCCACTTGTACCACTGAAGCCACTTATACCGCAAAAACCACTAATACCACTGGTACCTGATGCACCACTTGTACCACTCGCACCTGATGCTCTTAAATACAACTCATCAAAATTTTGTTGGGTTTTTTGGAAAGCTGTGCGTATAGCATCAGCGTTGATGTCGTTTGGAAATGAACCAAAATCAATATTTTGTTTAGCCATGCTTATATTTATCTTTTGTAAATAAAATCATCTTATGGTAAACCCAGCAATAACGCTGGGTTAGTTTCTAAATTTAAATAGAATTATCTGAGTCCTGCTAATTTTTTCCAATCACCAATAGATTCATTAGTAGAATATCCCATTCTATCGTTTTGTCCTGCAATTACAGGGATAGTAGTTTGTCCTGTTGATTTAGGTTTATTCAATCCACCCGCAATTGTTTGGATCATGAACTCATCATCAGTTGTGAATGTTTCTTCTTTGAACTCTTCAAGACTTTGCCCTGCATCATTTGCCCATTCATTCAACTCTTCCTCTACATTTTGAGTTGCTAATGCTTGATCTTCGGCTGCTTCGGCTTCTTCATCAGCAGTAGTTTCGGCTGCATCTGTATCAGGAGGATTGTCTTCACTTACTTGAAATTCACGTTGTTCGTCATTTTCAACTTCATCAACTTGTTCTTCGTGATCACATCCACAATCACTTTCATATTCACCACATGCATCACAAGTTCCTTCTGAATCTTCTTCATCAGCATAATCCTGACTATCGGACTGACCTGTAAGTTTCTTCATGATAGACATCATTCCATCATGATCACCCACAACTTCAATATCACCATGTGATTCTTTACCTTGATCAGAAACACCATAATCACTAGATTGTTGATCACCGAACAAGCCTAAACCAGCAGTTTTAATCAAGCCTAAAAGTTGTTCAGCTTCTGCATCTTGAGCAGTAACGCTTACTGAGTCAGGCATTCCTTGTTGACCTTTGCTTATAGAAACAGTCATACCTTCATCAACTTGTTCACTTTCTAGAAGTGCTTGAAGTTGATTATCTAAACTTTCAAAGAAACTATCAGTTTCTAATACTTCAGTGTCATTGAATGTTTGTCCAAATGCTTTGAATGTATCACCTGGTGTGGTGCTTGCCTTATGTCTCATGTATTCTGTTCTATCCATTTCATACATGTCCATTTCGTCTTCTAGTGTAGGCATTGCTGCACTTGCCATTCCAGAAACTGTTGCTGGTGGCATTGCTGGTGCAGTTTCGTATACACCCTGACCATAACATTCATCTAAACCTTCTTTGAAGCCTTCGTGATATTCTCTTGCTTCATCCATGTCTTCATAACGGCAATTATATCCTTCTTTTGCTAGTGCATGTGACTTGCCCATAAGTCTAGCAGCAGAATGCCTATGTGAACTTTCAGTAACTTTTTTCTTTTTCTTGTCACTTGCTGCTTTCTTCATAGATTCTTTTTTGTTTTTATCTTTATCAATATCTAAGAAATCAGGCTTAGCTTTTTTGCCTTCAAACGTTTTATCGCTTCTACCGGCACCTAAACCTGCACCCATGTCCATTTGATCAGATGGAATGTCTGCTTCCGCCACACCTTGCTGACCTTCATCTATCTTGAAACCTGGATACCATTTACGAATTATCTCTACTTCTTCTGGAGTAATTGGCTCGCCTTTCTGATGTCTACGCAGTGCATCGCGGGCAAGCACAGTGTTTTTCTTCAATGCATCAGGCCTGAATCCGTGTAGTCTGTTACCAGCAGCAATACTAGCACTAAAATGTTTCCTTGCACTGTCTGGGGCAGCAGAGAAACCGCTTTCTGGTTTTTTATTCCAAGCAGTAATCTCATCGTCTCCTCTTTTCTGAACGGCTCTGAGTGCTGTTCGACCAGCAGGTGTGTTACCGAGTTCGTCTAGTCGGCCTTCCGCCACACCTTGCTTTTTAAATGCTTTTACCCCAGGAAATTCTTTGGAGGGATCATATTGGGTATGACCACGTGGCTTTTTGGCTGGAATATCTTTTAGTGAAACATATAAATCTTCTGGCTTAACTGGTGTGTTGCTTGCTGGAATCTTTTTTGAAGCTTCTGAAACACCTTCATCCGCTTTTCTTAGATTTTTAAGAACCGCGCCTGCAACACGTTCGCCTGCTGCCTTTGAACCATAACGTTCACCTGCACTTTTAGCGATCTTACTAAATTGCTTACCTGGTTTACCTATATCTTGTCCTGCTCTTGCTTTTTTAGCAGAATAATCACCTTCTTTTTCTTTCATTGGCTGTGTTCCAGTTGGTGCTTGACCTGTTGCACCTGCAGCCGGTTGAGTTGAAGTTTGTGCAGTAGTTTGTACAATTTGTACATCGTTTGGATCTATGCCACCTAACATTTTTTGAACTGCTGGATTTTTGCTAGTTAAAACACCTGCTCCAACTTGTCTGTTTTGTGGATCCATCATAGCTAGAGGTTTCATTCCTGAAGGTACATTTTCTGAAACAACTTTCATCCAATCTTTCAATGAAGATTTTTTATCAGTACCTTCTGCTACACTTTCTTCTTTCATAGTATGTTTTACACTGGCTTTACCAGGTAATTTCTTTGGTTTATTACCAACAATCCAACTCTGTAGTGTATCAGTATCCCACTTCTTTACTTCACCAGTTTCGCTATCAGCACCTTTCTTAGGACGACCACGACCACGTTTTGCGGCTGGTTCAGCTTTCTTTTCATCGTCATCTTTGTCAGGGTTAGTTTCCGGATCATAGCCGCCATAACGTCCTGGTTTGGCTTTGTGTTTTACGCCTGTCTTTGTTTCTTCTTTAGCCTCAGACAATTGGCTTAATTGGTCTAATAATGATTTAAAATCCATTTTATTTTCCTTTAATTATCATGCCATAGCGCCTGTCTTTGGCTTAGGCGGTCTTGTAATTGTGCTCATTGGACTCTTTGCACCTTTAACATCTTGTGGTATAGCTTTAAATGGGTCAAAACTATCAGGTGTCTTTTTACCTTCATATGGAATATCAATCTTACTGTTCTTACCTTGATCTTTAATTGAATTCAAATAACTTTGACTATAAGCTTTACTAGCTTCTTTGCCATTATCAGCCATTTCTTCATGTGTAAGAACTGGACTTTCTTTCATTTGATTTGCAAATTTATCAGCTTCAAGATTGATACTATCATCAAAATCTGTAGATATAGCACGTACCATGTTTACATTATAACCACATAACTGTGCGATTTGTTGTATCATAGGTTCAGTTGCTGGATATCTAAAATTAGCTTTGATTATGGTTACACTTTGATTTTCTAATCCAGGAAAACCATAAGGTGATTTTTGAATAGGAGTACTAGTTGGGCTACTTATTTCAATAGGATCAAACTTGTTTAGATTGTATTTAAACAAATCCAAAAAGTTTTTATCCACATCACCGGCAATTTTAATCGTGTAATTGTATGTTTTAACACTTTCGGTTATAAACTGTTTTAAACCACGCATAAGAATCCTTACATTAATATAATAGTATTTATCACTCTTACTAAGATTTTGAGGCTAACATCTTAAGTAACTCATTACGATCTAATGCCTTACCTTCACCAACTGGAGTAGATTCAACTTCTTCTGCTTTAGTTGCAAGCTTTGCATCTAGCATAGCTTTTTTTAACTGCAACTCAATTGTTTTTAATTTTTTGTTTACTTTTGCTGTTTTTGCAGTTATCGCATGACCTAACATATTGCTAGCTACACCAAATATTTCAGCACTAAATCTACTATCAACTTGCATACCTAACTCATGCAAGTTTTTATAACTCTCTATAGCTAAATTAGCTAAGTTGTCAAATTCAGTATCACTAGCTTCAAGACCTCTAACTTGCGGCAATGCATTTTCTATTTTTTCAATATTAGACAACGTTTCTGCTACGTTCTCTCGTTGTTCTTCAACAATAGGAGTCAATAATGAATTTTCTTCATCGGTTGGTAATTCAAATAATTCAGCTAATTTTTTAGACATCTACTATTTATTAACAATTTAAAGTTTGGGTAAATTATTTTCTACCGTTATGAAACAATTGATCTTCATTCAAAACTCTAAATCCATACCCTTGACTTTTACAATATGCTGCTGCTGACTGCCATTTTGCATGATTAATTGCAATTATGGCTTTGTCTTTTGCATTCATTTTTTTATCTTCCATCAAACTTTGTTTTTTTGGTTTTATTTCAACTATCTCAGCTAATCTTGTTCCGTGTTTGTTTTCATAGACTACGAAAAAATCAGGTATATAATTAGCTGTTTTACCTGTTAAAGGATGCTTATAAGGTATAGTTATGCTTTCACTTGCCCAATACAATATGTTATTGTTGGAATCTAAAAAATTCATGAATGCCATTTCCCAACCAGAACGATAACGAGGTTTGTGATTCCCTACATATTTCTGTGGGTTTTTAGGAGTAAATATACCTTGTGCCCATCTAGTCATAAGACTACATTTCTTGCTACAGGTTGAACTGGTTTAGGAATAACGTTTATACCGTATAAAGAAGTTTTAGACTTTATACCATTTAAATAGTAACAAATTTTTGCGTTCATTTGTAATTGATTATTAGTACCTTTGATTTCTCCTAATAAATCTAAAACGTTAATACCGGTAACACTTGCAATTCTAAACAATATCGCAGTGAAATTATTTGCTATGGTTTCTGAAGGACAAACACCAATAAAATAACTACGTACTAAATCGTATTGATTCCCAGAAACAATTACATTTGAGTTATAGAAACTGTCAAATATTTTGATTGTTCTATCTAAAGAAGTTCTATCTTCAGTTATAGTTGCCATAATTAAATTATATTTTGAAAGCCAGCGACTGGTTCAAAAGTCACAGGTCTAGGTCCAATTACAGTTCCTGCAGTAGGAGATCCTGCAGCAGGATTGGGAGTAGAAAAATTGATAGGAAAAAGTGAATTTACATTTCTGTTAAGTTGAGTATTATCACGTTGTGTTAACGTAAACCCTAAAATAGACTGTTCCTTATTTGTTTTTACCAAATAAGGATTTTTTTGATAATTGTATGCTATATTAGATTGATTGTTATTCATTTTATCTTTGTGTTATACTGTTAATCATAAAACCACCATTAGCAGGTATAGGTCCATTATTCATTTGAACTAATCTATTTTCACCTGGTTTAGTTATAGGACTTAGAATCTTATCATAGTTAGCTTCTAGGCCAAATCCTGTTACTATGTTTTGCGGATTTTGTCCATCCATCGCACCTTGATTGTATATCACAGTTTCATAACCAATGTTCATACCAATTTCCATTGTTCCTCCACCTTCACTATAACTATATGTATCATGATTTAATCTAGTGATCATTGGATTTATTAAAGTATAAGCAGTAAATTTATGTTTATCGAATCCAAATATTGTGATATATTTAAAAAAGGCTTTTTTTTCTGCTGTTTGTTGGGGAGTCTCTCCAATATAACCCCAACTTGTTTTTCCCTTTAAATCAGGTTCATACAGGTTTCTACTAATTGCGGGTAGGTCGGTTGCTCCTACTGGAGGAACATAATCTCTTTTACCCTGAAATTGAGCATTGTTATAATTTAAACTATCTTTATAGTAGTAAGTATAATATTGATTCCATAATCCTGTTATTAAATTACTACTGTCATCATGAAATGAGACATCAATATTTTCATACTTAATTTTAGTTTGTACAATTCTTTTACGATTATATTGATTCATGTCATGAGTGGTAACGGTAAAACTTGGTAGTTTTACTGTTTTTACTAACACACCAAAAGGTTGGTCCGACGCTAAAGGTCCTAATGTGCCGTTATTATATGAGTTTTCATTTAATGCAAAATATACATGAAATAAAAACTTAAGCTTCGGGGCCTTAGCATAAGTACCACCGCCCCTAAATATCTTAGAGGCGTGTGTAAAATCACGTAAATTAGTTGTCATTAAAAACCGATAATTATAAGTGAATCAAAACCCACCTGTAGTTGTAGGCGGATTAGAAGGTGAACGTAAAGAAGGTGTTATACCATCACTAGTAGCAGTATCAAATTGTGATGTTCCACGTTTATTTGATGCATTAATACCTCCACCGTTATTTTGAATTGCATTGTCATATTGAACGGTTAAACTTATTGTAACTGCTTCACTTGTAGCATAATTAACAGCATTGTAATTAACCGCGGTTAAAAACGCACCTTCAATATCCCACTGTTCTAGAACTACTGGAGTGTCAGCACCATTTCCACCATCTAACATATCAAGTGTCATTTTGAATTTGTAATCTGCACCTGCTCTTGCACTTGCTTGTTCTAGCATATCTAATTGTTTTTGAACCTGCGCACCTACAAGATTTGATACTTTACCAGTAATATCATCTCGTAAATTAATAGACATAGTAGCCCAAGTGTGTTTGCCTGCCAAATAAACAGTAGAGTTATAAACAGGTAAATTAATTGTTTGAAACGTTAAATTTGGGCGCGAACAATCAACTACTTGTCGTGTTAGTACTGTCGTAGCCTCATTTCCAAAATTGATAAAGTTAAGTCTAAACCTATATTGTAGTTTAGGCATTAACAAAGCTGAATTGCCTGGTTCTGATACTGATAATTTTGATAAAGCTGCCATATTAAATATCTCCTAATTTTATTTATCACATATAGAATGGGCGATTACGCCCATTCTATTATAATGCTGCTATTTCTCCGGTGTTGAGAATTCTTACTGGAATGTAAATAAATTCAACAGCTTTAACTGGTTCAATCGCAACATCTACCCACAATTCATTTCTATCAATTCTTGCAGGTGTATTGTTAGATTCATCGCAAATAACAAGATAATCATAGATTCCACGTTTTGACTGTGTATCCAACATTAGAGTTGTTATTACTCCTGAAATTTCTGCTCTTGTTAACGAATCATTTGGTTCAAAGATGAACGGTCTTGCAGCAATAGTCAATTGTCTTCTTAAGTAAGCAATCAATCTTGCAACGTTTGTTCTATCCAATGCACTCTGTGAATCAAAACTTGTCTTGTTACCAAAATTCAACAAACCTTGACCAGTAAAGAATACTAATGGGTTGATGAAGTTTATATACAATGTATCTCTGATTCCCAAACTAGTTCTTACTACTTGGAATTCACCAGTTTGACGATTTACATATCCAATGTTTGTAGCATTATCAATAATACCTCTACGTGTACCTGCTGCTGCAAACCAAGGATAAGCAATACTGTCATTTCTGATGAATGTTCTTAACATCATATGTGATGCAGGAACAGCAACTAAGTTGCCACTTAAATCACTTGCTATTCCACTTGGATAGAAGAGACCTAAATATGTATTTCTTGTTACTAATCCATCTTCACCTGTGCTTGTTGCACCAGCAGTGTTATTAGCCCAAGCAGTAATTGCAGTTGCGTTATCAGCTAATCCCATTGGAGTATCACCGATAATATAACCAGTTTCACCTCTGTCAGCATTCAATACAACCATGTTAGGTTGTAGTTCTGGATAGTTAGGTGCTGCAAGTAAATTGAAAAATACATCTTCATCTCTAATAGTAACATTAGTATCAATTGATGATCGCATTGCTTCAACAACCATTGCTCTTTGAGCCTTACGACCCATATAAGGAGCACCATTAGATTGTAATCCACTTACGCTTACCCATGTGTATGGGAACTCAGGTAAGTTAGCAGTATTAGTTGGATCACCTGCATCAAATGCACCTGCGTCAGGGAAGTTTGCATTGTTGAAATAATTTGAGTTAAATTCTTTCACATTATAACCTGATCTACGTGTGTTGAATAACAACATTCCAGTTGGATACAAACTTACATCTAGAACATCCAAATCAACATAATCACTTGTTAGCAAGCTTTTTATTGTTGGGATAGGATCATCTACTGGATTTATTGCACCAGATGATGACCAACGTGCATCAGCAAATACTATTCCAGTTGGATTAGTTTGATCGGTGTTGTCAATTAAAACCCATTGATCAACGCCATCAGCTTGTTGCCAACGATAAATGATTGGATAGTTATCTAGATCACTTGTATCAATCCAAATATCACCATATACCAAATCAGTACCATCGCTCTGTGTTGTTGGAGCACTTGCAGTGACGAT